TGGTTTATATTACCAGCTCTGATAACATGAATGTTCTTCATATTAATACCATGCTTCTTAAATGTATGTAAGAATTTATTCTTATCATCAAAGTTAGCACGTGCTGTATTAAAGATGACATGATTACGAGGATTAGCAGCTACCCTCTTTAAATGGTTAACCATATTAGGCATTGGTTTGGATTCTTTATTAAACTTCTCAGCGTTTCTAAACTCACCAAAGTCGTAGCTATGACCTTTTGGTAGCTTATGATTATTAAACTCTTGATTACTCAAAGTCTTTACAACTTTACCATGTGGATCTTTAACATGGATCTGAGCTGTTGTATGCATCAATGTATCGTCGATATCGAATACGTGAAGCGACTTCTTCTGAGATACACCTTCTGTTATGAATTCTTTAAAGCTGATCATTATTGTCTCGCTGCAAAGTTCTGTCTACTAAATTCTACTCTATCAACAATCTTGGTTGGTCTATTATTTACCACAGCAACATATCCTTCTGGTTTAGAAGGTTGACCATTGATTGTAGTGTTGAATGTTGGACTTACAGCCATTGCATGGTTATGGATGTCCTTTGCCTGCTGTAGGTGATGATGAATCTGAAATGCCTTATCAATTATATCTGAATGAGCTCTAACCGTACCAAGTTGGTTATTCATAGCTTGAGTCTTACGATCAACAGCTGCTTGTGTCTTGACTTTAGCTATTTCTTTTTGATGCTGAGCCTGAATGTGATCATATAAATCAGTTGAGTTTGGTGTGGTACCTTCTCTAACTGTCTTGTTGATATATGTTTTTATGTGATCTAGATGTGGTTCTACTTTTTTATAATCTTCAGGCTTCATGCTTCTATGAAGTTCATCGGCCTGAGCCATATGTTCTTGAAAGTCCGCCTGACGAGCTGGATGGTAATCAGACTTCGTAGCATCGTACTTGTTATTGATTAGATGAACGTCAGGATGTTCATTAAAATGAGACAGATCTGGATCGTAATCCGCTTTCATAGTCTCAAAGTTGCCACCCTTGTAACCAGTATGTACAGCAATACCAAACTGTGACTGGGCTACTTTCTGACCTTCTTCTGAATTAGCAGGTGCATGATACTCAACTAGATTTGGTTTGAAGCTATGTACTTTTCCATTAGTCGTTACATCACCATGTAAATTAGTATCTGATGCAATACCAGAATGCATCACATCACCTTGATAAATTCCTGTTGGAGGAGCAATCTTTGGTAGATGGAATAATGCTAAATTCAACTTGTTAACTAAACCAGGAGCGTGACCATGATTCCTTTGCACATCATCATAATCGTAGTTTAGTTTAGGATCTTTATTGAATGCTGATTTTGTAGCAACAAAGAACTGACCTGTTGCTGGGTGATGTCCAAATACAATCGAAGGACTTCCATCCATTTTTTCATATAAGGCAGCTCCACCCTTCTGACCTGATAAAGTTTTATGAACCGCATTGAGTGTATTCTTCGCATGCTGATACCCCTCAGCACCAGCATTGAGTACGTGATCTTCTGCGTGCTCTAAATGAGTTAACTTTTCTTCGTTGGCTGCAGACTCTTTAATTAGAGTAAATATATGGCGCATTTAGTGTCCTAGAGTCTTTTTAAATGATTGTAGATGCTCATCATTATCAAGATTTACGTGACTAGGAGCAAGGCCTGCCTTACCGGCCGGTTGAAACATTACGGTGCGATGGGATGGATTGTCAGTTTTCTGACGCACAGTCCACTTTCCTTTCCCAGATATCCTTGGAAGGCCGTGACCTGTGACATCCTTACTACCAACTCTATATGTACCGTGACCTTCTCCAACTTGTAGTACATGCACACCATGATCCTTTAGGTAGGATTCAGCTGGACCCAGATTTGGATGATCTGCATAAACATTTTGAGCCTTACCCTTTTTTGTTCTCCTCACTTGTCCCTCTATATTGGGATTGTGATGCGTATTGAGATGATTTATGATACCAGCATCTTCGATCTCTTTTGCATATCTAGGTCTTAGTTGTTTTGCTTTATCCGGAATATGCCATCCTCCTTTTTTAGGATCGTGATGAATGGTAAGCTGACCAAACGCTGCTTTGGTATTCAACTTTACCTCTCCAGAGTGAACTGTACCAATAATTGACCCTTGATGTACCTCCTTCTTCTTTTTGTTTAGAATAGGTACATCAGTACCAGCAGAAGACATTGCTGGCTCATGCCCTTCCGGAACAAGACCATGCTCTTTCAATCGGTTGAAGGTGTGTTCTTCGTATTCATGACCTTTGTTAACAGCCTTTGTCCCAGGCTTATTCAATCTACTCAACGGCACTTTCATCTTATCATTAGAACCAACTTTTGATATAGTAGCTGAATGCTTACCATCTTCTATATGATGCGAGTGAATAACAACAGATTCACCAGAATCAGCAAGAGTGTGAGTTCCTTGTCCAGTGTGTTTAGGACCACCAGGAAGATATGGCTTAATATAGCTATCAACATGCCTATCAACTTTGAGGCCAGATCCTGCGATAGTTGCTTCTTTTAGAAATGTTAGAAAAGTTTTCATTTGATTACCAGTCGTTATCTAATATGTCTGTGAATATTTATGTCATGATATATTACGAAAAAACCCACCGAAGTGGGTTTAGTGCTGGATACTTTTGTTATTAATCCTTGATTTTAAGACTTTTAACCTGAAGATCAGAATCATCAGATGCATTTCCAGCAGCATGCACGGTGTATGCGTGTGGCATATCGTCACCCCTAGCATAATGAAGTGTTACATCTGGTGAATCATGCTTCGTATGCTTACCAATATCCGACTCACTTCCATCATGGTTAGTTTTGTATCCTTTTGCCTTGATGTGTTTAATAGCAGTATCAAGAGCTTTTGAACCTCTACCAGTGTCATAGTTCATACCATACTTTGTATCACTTTGTTTCGATTCTTGATTTGATCTGATACCAATAGTCTTGCTCTTTTGTTCATGTAGCGTGATATACTTGGAATATTTTTCTACCGACATACTTTCCCCCGTGGAGTTAATAAGATTGATAGTATTTATGTTAATTGAAAATTGCGTCTGCCACCCCTAGATCCACACATTCCTGTGCAGTTAGCCAGACATCTGAAGGAGGAAGCAGCTTACGCTTAATCACCTTCTCATCCATTGAACAGCTCTCTTTTACAATATCAAGCATACGCTGTTTAATGTACTTGGTTTCTTTTTCGTACGCTTTGGCATCGTGCTCTTTACCTTCATAATAGGTAGAAAACTGGTGGCACATTACGCTTGTATTTTTAGTAACTCTGCGGCGGCCTTTTGCTCCAGTGATGAATATCAAGAATGCTGCACTCATCAGAGAACCAACACCAATAGTATTAACAGGTATCTTACTAGACCTGATAATATCAATCAAACCAAAAGCACTATACAAATCACCACCGGGGCTGTTGATTACCAAGGTCAACTCTTTACGAGTAGCTTGTAGGTTTTCAGACATAATCCATCTGATGCAATCCCCAATATTCTCATCGTTAATTTCACCAGAGAGATAAAACGTACCTCCCTCGTACAGTACCATATCAATACTGTCAAAAACATTTGAAGCTTCACTAGTCATAAAAATCCTATTCAGGGCATGAAATATTTTTAGCAACGTCAGTTACGATTCTGTCGTTACTACCTTGTTTACGTAAATATGCAGCTTGCAAATTATATGCTTCACGTTCCTTCTTGTACCACGTGGAGCATGTTTTTGTTCCACCAACTTTAATCTGTTGGATATGGTGCACCATCTCATGGAGTATAATAGATCTCCATACAGGGTGACTGACGTCAAAATGTTCATCGAAGTAGATTGCACCATCTGTATATATGGCCGTTACCGTATCACATTTCTTACCACCATCACAGTACAGTTGTTGCAGCTCCCTCTCGCTAAGAGAGTATAATTTTGGCATAGAAACAGTGCCTTCGTATTTCATCATTCTCCTTGCTTCTTCAAGCAATGACACCATTGCCGGGGAAGGAGTAATAGAATGATGGGTCTTAGGAGCAGCGGTAGATAGAGTAGATACACATAATAAAATAGTAACTAAAAGGCGCGTCATACATATTCCCAATGAGTTGTTAGTATTATAATTATACGGGAACAATGAAAAAAGGTCAACGGTTAAACACCGCATAGAGCGTGGTATTTATTATTAATCGAACTGCAGTCTACCGGTTGCATAACACTCAGAAAGGAAGTCTTGATACAGGTTTTCATCAGTACTAAAGGCTTCTTTTTCCCACGGCTGATCATAGTACTTCACATTACGATACCGCTTACCCATCCAAACATCGACAACGTCATCTTTTACATATATTACTTTGAGTTCTTTTTGGACATACTGTTTAACATGCACCATCTCATGAGCCAGAGTAATGAGTAGCAACTCTAGTGACATTCCTTTCTTGAGCTCAATCAAATACTTCGAAGCACTTATCCTTTCACATGACCCATCTGAATCCATTGAGTCATATCCAACAATATCTACTTGAAGTTTGGATCGTTTATCAGATGGGAGAAGCTGATGTAGATAGAAGTCTGCAGCCTCTCGAATATGTCTAATCAGTGTCCTGTCTTTGAACTTTCTTGTCTTTACTTTCATTTTGTGCTTTAATTTCTCTCATTGCTAGGATTACATCTACAGGAAGATCAAACAACTTCCTCAGATAAACATATACTGTCTTGATAGTTAGCAAAGTAACTGAGAGAAACATTATCCATGTAAAATTTATAATAAAACTAATCATATTAGCTAAATGTGCTAAACGCATCTTTGAATTTACTCTTTTCGGATTTTATTCGCATACCTGTATCAGACTTATCAAATACAGGACGGTCATCAACAACATCTTCTTGAGCGCTCTGTTCTACATCATACAACTTCATCTTAGATCTATCAACACCAATTACAAATCTTCTATGAATACCTGGATCACCGAAGCGGTTCTTTAACTGCTTGACCATGAACTGATTCAGATCTTGCAACTCTTCAGAACTTATCAACGCAATCATAAAGTCAGCAGTGGCTGGTAAACCAAAAGATTCAGAAGTATCTTCCAATCCAAGGTCACTACTCGTAAAACCACTTCTTGTTGTCTGAGTAGCTGTAACTATGGGTACATCAAACTCTACAGCCAGACCACGAAGTTCTTCTGCAATAGCCTTAATGTATGTATAAGAGTTTACATTGGCACCATACTTTAGTCTGGAAGATGTACAAATATTCAAGTAGTCGATATAGATAATATCTGGTTTAAAGTTTCTTTTCAACTTTAATTCATTAAGTAGATGACGCATATGGCCAGCACCAGCAGAAGCTGTTGGGTATTCCTTAATGATTAACTTACCATTAGTCTTTTCACGAACACGATCAATTTTCTTCTGATATGATTCACGCGGTAGTAATGATAGCTCATCAACAGTGACATTCAACATATTTGCATCGATACGTTCTGCAATACGCTCCTCTGCCATCTCCATCGTTATATAAAGAACATTATGTCCTTTGGAAAGGTTAGATGCTGCACAATGGCACATAAAGAGAGACTTACCAACCCCAGTACCAGCAAGCACCACATTAAGAGTTTTATTCGGTAATCCACCTTTCGTGATTTTGTTAAGGTACTCCAAATCAAATGGAACACGTTTTTCTTTCTTGTGGTAAAAATCGTATCGGGAATCATAGTCTTCTAAAAAGTCATGTCCGATGTGTGAGTCAAAAGAAACAGAAAGAGCATCAGACAATAGTTGTGGTATTGATCCCTTACTGTGCGCATCCTTATCACCATCAAGAATCTGAATAGATTTCATGACGGCATTGTAGATTGCTTTATCCTGACAGAACTTCTCTGTCTGGTTTACTAGCCACTCCATGTTAGTGTTTGGAATATCCTCCAACTCACTAACCATTGTTTCCAACTCGCTGAAGTATCCAGCTATATCTCTATTATTATCCAATTCAATAACAAGAGCTTCTTTAGTTGGAAACTTATTATACTCTTTAACAAATCTATCAATACCTTCATATAACGCTCTTACTGTTTTATCTTGAAAGTACTCAGACTTTAAAAAAGGAATGGCCTTACGGCCATACTCCTCATTATTTAATAGGCTGGAAAGTATTAGTTTCTCTATCATATTGTTCCAATGTAATTACACGAGCACCGTTAGGCCTTTTTCCAAGATAGTCTAGAAGTTCTCTATCATTAAAGAAGAACCTAAATCCTATCTCATTCTTCTGATTCTGAAACGTGATCTTGTACTGCTCCGACTTGGGATCCATAACTGTATTCCTTCTTTGCACATTCTTCTAGTTGATCTAAGATCTCTTGAGTAAAGTAGTTAGCTGGATTGGTATTAATTTCCTTACCAAACACCTTACGGCCATCAGGAAGTTCATAACGGGTAGATACTTTCTTTATGATGTTATACTTCTCAGCCAACTCCAGCAGACCAAAGTATCGATCTAGTCCCTTGTCGTAAGTAAGTAACACAGTTGCGTCTTGGTTCTCTTTAGAGAGTCGTGACTTGTATGTTTTAATTTTGATTTGGTTACCAATGATATCGCCGTCTCCATCTTTCTCTTTCTTCTTGGAGAGCATAGCAATAGTGCTAGCCGCGTACTTGAGACCTGTTCCGCCTCCGAGTTCTTTTGTAGGTACATAAGATCCAATCACTTCATAGACATGGTTAGTAACAAGCATCGGTACTTTCACCTTTGCCAGCTTTAATGTCAGAACACGGAAAGCAGCTTTAATAACTTGCGACTTTGTCATGTCCCTAACATCTTTACCATCAAGAGAATCTTCCATCTCTTTTGATGTTGATAGTAATCCTAAGCTATCCAATACGAACATCATCTTTGGACGTGTATCTTCTGGCTGCTTCTCATATGCCTCAATTAACTTCAAAGCATGAGTCTTAAACTTTTGAATTGTATCTGGTTCTGCGATAATGACACGTGTAGTATCAATACCACGCGACTCCATCATTGCCTTTGTGACCGCTGCTTCGGTGTCGTAGTAGACGACTGCTCCGTTTGCGTTCTTGTCAAGGAAGGCTCTAACGATACCAAGTACGAAGAAAGTTTTACCAGTAGCGGACTCTCCTGCAAAAGCAGTAATCTTGTTATCAGGTACGCCGCCATAGATGCTACCAGAGAGAAGAGCGTTGAGAATGTAGCTGCCAGTATCAATACAACCAGAGTACTCAGCACTGCCACCGCCGTCACTGGCCAAATAAGTGTCCTCATCACCAATCTCCTTAATTAAACTTTTCAAAAAACTCATAAACTATCCTTTACTCTTAGGTGCAAAACGCTCCGAGGCTGTAAAACCCAACCCACCAATTACAATATAAACCATTGTATCATATAGAAACTGATCAATCTTCAATCCCCATCCAAGATTAGCAATAAATGCTATACAACATAAAATGAATGCAAAAAAGGTGATAGTTCGTTTACTACTAACCTCTCCCTCACCATCTCCTAACATACTCATAAAGAAACTCATGTAATCTTCCTTATCTGATTTTTATCAATCGTAACCTTACTACGGTTAATCTTTCCAGTCAACTCTTGCAGCTTCTTATGACGAATCTCAGCTGCTTTATCAATACCATTATCTACATTATACTGCCTTGTCTTATTCATCTTGTTAATACGACGTTGTCTAATCAATCCATTATTAGCTGCAATTAGTAACAACACTGCTAGTGGATCAAATACGGTAACAATAATTATGATCACCCACCGTACCGTTTTCTCCAGAAACGAATCATCAGCCCTATCAACAAATAGCTCTGCAATGTACTTGATAGGACCGACCTCTTTCTCGACGTTCTTGACTTGCGATACGAGGGGGGCTTTCTCAATGTTAAGTTTCCCGACTTGAGCTTGTAGAGTCGAAATCTCTTCCATGATCTTGCTACGTTCCTTCTGTTGAGCCCTTCTAATCGCCACGGCTCTTTCAGCACCCTTCGAGTCATCTGTCCGTGCCATGACCTGCTCAACCGCCTGGTCAAACTGTTTAAGAAGTGTACGATTGGCTTCGATGTTTTCATTTATGGCCTTTATCTTCTCTTCGTAGATACCTAGCTGAGCAGATACATCACTTACCGATGCAGCTTGCTCAAGATGAGCTTTAGAGAGATATCCGAAAGTTCCCATTGATGTGATAATCATCAGTATCACAATTGATGCAACAAGATAATATCTGATAACAGCTGGAGCAGTCTTCCAGTTTCGATATGTCCATGACGTAGCAATGACCTTGGCTGCTTCTAACATTGAACCCATTACAACAACAGGCCAAAAGGATGCTGCAAAGATAGCTGTCAAGCCAAGTATGGAAAAATAAGCTGCTACAGAAGATAATCCTACAGCAACTAAAAGGGCTAGGTAATTAATCATTTTCGACTATTTTGTTTACCTTTGCAATGAACGCCGTCATCTTTTTTGTCCTATCAGGCCAAAATATATATTCTTTAGAATCGTCTTTCTGCAAGTTCACTAACAAAGGCATAATTAGTTTATAAAGAGCTTCCAGTTTATCTTTATATTCCTTGGAAGTCAACGATAATTCTTCTTCCTTTTGTAATACCTGTTGTTGGAGCTGACGTTCCATAGACTTCAACTCATCTTCGCTTACAGCTGAGAATCCAAAGTCGTGATCTTCTAGGTCAATATTAATTTTTGCCATTGTATTTCCTATCCAAAGAATTGTTCTAGTGTGGCTTTACGCTCTTCAATACTCCAACCAATAACATCAAGAATACCTTTGATCGGATCTAGGAATGATTTCTCAAACTGAGTATCGTAATCGATGTAGGGCTCAATGTTGAGCTCTTTAGGAATTGAGGCAGCACAAGATATAACAGAGTCTCTTGCTGGGTTTGGAGTCTTTAAGTAAATAAATTTGATCTTATCACCATCTCTGATGGTCTGATATTTATTATCCAGTTTACGTTCCTTTAATAAGTTATTGTATATCAAAGAACCCTTGACGTGGATTGGTGTCGACTTCTTGTATATCAGAGAATTATCTTTCCACTTAGTCAGATCTCTAACTGATCGTGGGAAGGCAATATCTTCAAAAGGTAGCGTCATGTACTCGTGTTTAAAATCCTTCACGAACTTTTGCATAGACTGCTCATCTTGATTCATAATAACATCAAGCGCCTTCTTAAAGTACTTTCGGCAGATAGAAGGTGTAGATGAACGAACTGCTTCAATACCCTGCATCTTCAACTTAGGCTCGGCATACGCAACACCTTCGTTGTTATAAACATTCAAGATGTAGTGCTTCTTACCTGTCCATATTCCTTTATTAGCAATCGCTTCACGCTTCATGATCATCTTCTGCTTCATCACAAGCATGTAATCAGCCAGCTCACCAAACGTCTGGTCAATAAATGGTTGCAACTTCTTCTCACAAACATCATCTAAGAACTTAACTACTTTCTGGTGATCAGTCTCATCTTTAAAAGTACTCTTAACTAGATTATCAAGTCGAATATACATTGAGTCAGTATCACAAGCAATTACATAATCTTGATTATCTGTTTTAAATATCTTGTTGAGATACTGGTTAATGTTCTTTTCCATCCAGCGAATTGATAGCTGGCCTGACATTGTAATTGCTTCGGCAAGATTACGCTGATACCATCTAAAGTAAACATTACCAAGAGCGCCATAAGCAGAGTTCAGTTGAATCTTCTTAGCCATCTGCATATTATTGCAACGTGCAATCTCATTCTCCAGTTCACGAGTAGCACCTTTCTCATACAACTTCTTAGCTTCAATCATTCGCTTCTTCCAAGCAGAACGATCATTATACATTGTCTCCATCAACTCAGCCAAGAACCCAACTTCATTCTTAGAGAATATAGCA